TAGCTCCTAGGGGTCTAATGCCCTGTAATCGCATCCTACGCCCTTACAGCCTAGTTTCCTGCTGTATCAGCTTTGCCTGCGTGGAGAGGACAATTGTTGCCGTCTCGATTGACTTGACCTTTTGTTTGATGCGGTTGAGCTCGGCCTTCCTCAAATCCCTAGCCAACCTCAGATCAGCCGACTCAAGTTTGGCAATGGCTTCCCGGTCTCGGACAGTCCCAGCGGCTTTTATGTAGGCCTTCTGCTCGGCTAAATCTAAATCGTATTCGGCCTCAGCTAATGCCTTCTCTGCCTCGAACAGCGCAGTAGAACCCTTAGAGTTCTCAGCTATCAGTTCCGCTAGTTGTTTCTGGATTTCCTGTATCACTCAACACCCCTAACAGAAGCTCGATGAGTTCCCTGTTCCAGAACTGAGCTTCACTTTCCTGTCCTCGAAACCTTGCCACCAGATACGCCTCCTCCAGCTCTTGTAGTTTGGCTCTCTTCAAATCGCTGAGCATAAAGTTTTAACCCTTCTAGGACTTCCTGAGAAGCGTTGTTGGCTTTAGCTTGTGCATAAAGGTCTCGCAGTTCTTCGATTGTGCCAAGACTACCAGCTCTTTCGAGCCAATCCATCCTTGCAACCTTTTCCATTTCTTCCCTGCTTGGACGCTTTGAGCCTGAGTAGATGTAGTTAGCGAGCGCACGACCAATGGAAGAAGTCTCGCATCGCTCTAAAGCAAACGCATCGGAGTTTGCTTCGCTTGCCCAACCGGTTGTCTTTGGTAGGTCGGTAGCCTGATCGCCTGCGGTCAGATAAATTCTTGTTTCGATAATCCACAGCGCAGAATCCTTAGTGTGATTCAGAGTAATAATTCGAGCATCAGAGTTCTTCTCATCAGCCCAGAATGTTTTTAGTCTTTCCTCAACAGTTGCGTATTGTGACAAATCAAACCTAGCCATTATTTCTTTCCCTTCTTCACTACTAGATAGGGGAGACCTTCTCCCTTTGCCTGCCTCGATGCTATGCGAACTTTCTGTCCGTCAACTTCTATGTAGGCGTGTTTAGCTCGACCCATTGCATCGAGAACCTGTGACTTGATTAGGCGCAGTTCTTCCGCTGCCTCATCGTATTTAGCCTGTGCGTTTGCAAGGTAGTGCAGCGAGTCAATCTCAACCTCGGTCTCGTCAATCAGGGGGTGCTGGTAACGGACAGCTTCATAAGTTGACTCCGAGCCGTCCCACTCAGGTCGCTGGTCGGCGAACATACAAGCCTGAAAGTCAATCGCCTTCTGACGAGCAATGTCAATCTCAAAGTCATCACGCTCAATCCAGTAGTCATGCCAAGTCATTCCTGCGACTGCGACCAAAGCGGCTTTCTTGAGTCCGAGAATGTCTAGGTAGTGCTGCACCTGTGCATAGTAACCAGCAGGCAACTCTTCCCAAGTCTGTCGGCCTGTCTTGACCTCAATCACAATCCACTCGCCTGTTTCCCGGTGTCGAGCCAGCGCATCAGGGTTGGCGTGTCGGAACGGAATAAGGGCATCTTGGTAAGTGCCAGTAAGAAATACTTCATACTCAGGATGCTCCTCTGACCAGAGCTGCAGGATCGGCAACTCGAACGCCTTACCGAATCTGATTGCCCAGTTCTCCTCAATCTGTGAGGGTATCTTGCCTGTCTTCTTTGCCCATAGTGCGTAAGCAGACTCAAAGGGATTCAGCCCCATGATGGTCGAAATCTCCGATCCGCCTATTGAGTCCTTGCGAGCGTTGTGCCACTCGTCAGAACCAGCCTCGAAGACTCCGAGTAGGGTTGCGTTGTTGAACTTCTCAGGTGCGTGTGTTTTGAACATGGTCATAGTTTCTACCCTGCCTCTGACATTTTCAAATTAGGCTAGGGCAATGGGACATTTCGACCAGAAGCACTACCGCTTACTAAAGGCTATTCACGCCGCTGGCGGTGTCCCATGCGAAGACTTCCCTGAGCTTTTCTATCCCGAGGAAATTCGAGACGAGACACGCCGAAGGCTGTCCATAGTCATCGCCAAGAAACTCTGCGACACCTGCCCTGTCAAGGCAGAGTGCTTTAGGTATGCGGTTGAGTCTGGTCAGAAGTATGGGATTTGGGCAGCGACTCTGCCAAGCGAACGATAGCCCTGTTGTAGGGGGTTTGACAACTCATGCAAACAGCAGGCGAACCTGACTGAAACTTGCCTCGACTGTTGACCTCATGCCCGAAGACTAATTCATGGTCATTTGGACAGAGGTAGGTGACCCACCTAGTCTTTTTTGAATGCGACACTTGTCAGAATTGACAGAAACCCTGCGCCGAGTGAAACCGATGCAAGCGAAACCCAGTCAATAGCAAACAGCCCGATTGAGCCTGTGCCAATAACAGCGATTGCAGACTGAGCAACTGTCTTGATTGCTCGCTCGCCTGCGTAGTCTCTCCAAAATTCAACGCTAAATATCTTCATCATGTGCCTTTCTAGTTTTTACATCTTCGTAAGTAGCAAAAGCAGTATAAGCGGTCAGGATGATAGAAATCAAAGCCACTCCGCCGATGATTAGTTCTCGGCTAACCGAGGAATCAGAGCGGTAGGTCAATGCCCCAAACAAAATCATGAATGAAGACAGGGCAAAAGATAAGTAGATAAGTCTTCTGCGGTGTTTCCAGCTAGGCACTTAGTCGCTCGTCAATGAAGGTTTCAGGGTCAAAAACAAGTCCAAAGGTTACTGAGGTCACTCTAGGGCCAATTGTGAGATGAAGATGTGGGCCTTTAGAAGCTGACCCGGTGTTTCCAACCTTGCCGACAGTTTGACCTATCTTTATCTTTGTCCCTGCCTTCAACTTTGGTTCTTCCTGAAGGTGGCAGTAGCCAATGAAAACTGTTCGCTTGCCAATCTCATCCCAAGCCGATTGAACTAATACCCAACCCAAAACCCTCGACCACTTGACCGACTGGACTGTTCCGTCAGCTACCGCTGGAATGCGTGAGCCTTCCTTTGGTGCGTAGTCAAGTCCTCGATGTGCGGTGAGTCTCCTCGCCGTTGTTCCAAAGCGTGAGGTTATGAGTTTCTTTGAGAAGGGGTGTCTCATCGGATCAAAGCCCAGAGTGCTGCGATGAAGCCTGTGATACCTGATCCTAAAGCGGTGAAGACCAGCTTTTCAATCCACTCCATGCGAGCGAGTTTCTGCTCTACTCGATTCATGCGGGCAGGTAGGTCTTTAAGGTTTTTGATATCGGCAACCAGTTCAATCTGCACCGATTGAACCTCGATGAGCTTTTCATAGATGTCTCTTTGCGTTATGCGAACGCCGTTTGTTTCCTCAGCCATGACTAGCCTAGAAGTGCGAGTATCTCGGCCTCTGATAGACCTAGTGCTTCAAGCTTTGCCTTTGCACTTTCTTTGTTTGCCTGTTTCTGAGCCTCGGCAGCTTCCCTCTCGGCTTGTTCGATAGCGGCTTGTGCGGCTTGTGCCTCACGCTCTGCTATCTCAGCATCGGTTAGGGGAATAATCTGCACCTTGTCAGGGTGGCCTTCGGGAAGGCTGCAATCTACAACTAGGCGTGTTGGTCTGTCTGTCATGTTTTTATTCTACCTGTCTTTTAGTTAGGAGACTGTTACGCCCCCAGAGCTTCCTTTAGTTATGCCAAATAAAGTAGCCGAGCTGTATTGAGAAAACCCTGCAGATAAAGCAGCGGTCATAACAATCGAAGAAATAGCAGCTTGAGTAGCTGGATTCCAAAGACCTGCGACTAAAGTTTGAATTGCTGAACTTGCATTGTTTTCTGTCACACTATCCACAGAATAGCTTTTTGCGGTTGTAGTGCTTGTGTAGTTAGGTATGTAAATCAAAACACTGCCAAAAGTGTTAGCGGTTGAATTGGCCGCTGGCATTTGAAAAGCGTAATTTGTGACAGTCCCGCTTTCTGTTGTGCTTCCATCTCCAGAAAGATAGCGACCTGAAAAATTTGAGGTGCTGGAATTGAAGGTAAATGTGGCACTATTGTCATTAGCTGCTCTTGTAGAGCGGGCAGATACTAAAATCGCAAGGTCAGTGTATGACGCAGGGATAGAAGAAAAAGTAATGCTTGCTGGCCCACCTGTTCCAACCTCGGCGTGTGCAATAAATGTCCAAGCACTCATGTCTAGCTCACTATTCCGTAAAGGGCAAAGGTTGAACCGATATTGAACGAACCAGAATCTTGCCCGATGGTGATACTTGTTACTGCATTTGTATCTGCCCAACGAAAAGCAGCAGCAGCGACTTCGTTTCCTGCATCATTGAACCTTGTTAGGACAGTTTTGTGTTTGTCCGTAGCACTTGTATCCATGAAGTGAGCTATTAGGTTCATCTGCGTATTAGCAACACCAGTTCCAGGTCGCATACGATTCACATTTGCGTTTGAAACGGAAGTTCCAGAACCGCTACCACTTCCATACATAATTACTCGGTTGTAATTTGTTCCCGTATCGCCATTCAAACGCAGAAAAGCAGTTTCAGAATTGGTTGGCGAATATCCCATAACTAATACAAGGTCACGATAGGTCGAAGCAGGGATATTAGAAAAGACAACTTCACTATCAGTTGAACCTGCAACTGTGTAATTAGCCAAAGCAATATAAGTAGCAGTAGGCATCAGCTAGACCTCATTCCATATAGGGAGATACGAGAGAACTGAGCTATGTCTGTCCCTGAGTTCATAAAAAAGCTCATGTCAGTAATAGCATTTGTATTTCTCCAAGCACCGCTTGCTAAATCCACCCTAGTCACAGCTTCAGAAGTTCCCGATAAAACTCGAATTGTTTTGAATTTTGTAGTCTCAAATGCGTCAAGCACATCAACAATTGCTCCAGTAAAGGCATTAGCTGTGTTCTTAGAGTCACCAATCGTCATCCAAACAGTGTTCGCCAAACCAAACGAGCTGACAGCACTTCCATCTCCAAGAACCGCATGGATGTTGTAATTTGAGCCTGTATCAGAATTTAGTCTCATTCTTAGGCTTTCAGTATTAGCAGTTTCACCCTTGAAAGTTATTCTTACTTGCAAATGCTGATAAGTAGAGCCATAAGTTGAATTCAGGTTAGAAAAAGAAACAGAAGCCTGACCGCCTGAGCCAACACTTACAGTCTCAAGCCATTCATAAGCATTGCCAGCGACTACGCCGCCTCCTGCTCCCGCAACAGCAAGAACTCCTAAAGGAATAGGCATTATGCAGTTATCTTTCCAACTACTCGGTAGGTGTTAGCTGCAACCTTTTGAACAGTTGCGGCATTGTAGGTCTGATCAATCTTGAAGGTGACGGCTGTTCCTGCTGTTCCTGCACCAGCCCAGTCGGTCACGCCTGTTCCTGCGGCGATGGTTACAGTTCCGCCAGCGTTACGCCAGATGGTCAGGGTGTCCCAAGTTGTTAGAACATCGGGGACTGTAATAGTCACAGCCGAAGTTCCGTTGACAAAGATTGTTCCGTTGTCGAGTGCGGAAGTTGCAGTCATTGAGGTTGTGGTTGTAGTTCCACCGAAGGCAACCTGTGAGCCTGCGATTGAGGTCACCGATGCAGGGTAAACCTGTTGCCATACTGATCCGTCATAGACAGTTATCGTGTTTGAGTCGGTCTGGTATGTGACCATTCCTTCGCCGATGACGGAAGTGCCGAGGGCCGAACCCCTAGCGGCAGTTCCAGAGAAGACCATGACTGCTTGGTCTTGTAGGTAATCCTGAACATTCGCAGCGGTTAGAACCTCACCTGCGGTAAATACTTTACGGCCTAAACCTGCCATGTTTCTCCTATTAGAAGGCTAATGCGTTGCCTGCGTCTAGCTTACCAAACTGAGCGTCATCCAAGACTAATAGGGCAAAGTCAAGTGTCGAGAAGCCTAGAGACATTATGTGGTTGTCTAGGTCAATCGAGTTGTCAATGCGGATAATTTCAGCGTATTTTGAGATAGCCGGGGCAATGCCGTTAGGGGTGAATTTGATTTCGACAACATCGCCGATTTCTAAGCCGAGCAGGTCGCTCTGCTCCTGATTAGTCAGCTCATCAAGCAAAACCTCAACTGACTCAAAGCGGTATTCAGGCTGTGAGTATTTGTTTGCATAGAACTCGGCAAGCTCATCAACATCGCCGTTAGCGTTGATTAGAAGCCCGGTTCGAGTCAGGTTGAAGATTCCGTAAGTGTCTATTGACTCAAGGTCTAGGGTTGTGACCTCATAGGAGCTTATCTCCGAGCTGACAACAATCTCATTGGCTAGGAGTTCTGATCCGTATTGCACCTTTAGGGACTGATACTTGATACCAGTTCCGTCATCGGCTAGGGTCACGCCTTGAGAAGTCGGAGCGGCGATGCGGTCTCGAAAGATTACATTTCCTGACTTACCGATAAAGAATGCACCGGGTTCGCTTCGCTCGACTAATCGCAAGTAGGTCAGGGCATTTGTGTTGTCAGCGATAGTGTCTGCACCGAGTGTCATTAGCCCTGTGTCAACATCTCGAAGAGTAGAGGGCCAGTTGATTTCAGGGAGGTCAAGGATTGCGTTTATTCTTTCCCCTGACTTCTGGACTGAGTTTGTTCTTGTTGCGATGGTTTGAGTTGCAAAGGAAGATGTTGCATCCGAGCAAGCTGCCGAAGCCGTTGAGTCTCCGTTTGGCGCATAGGTCAGATTCCAGTCATCGACCAATCCAGCGAACTGAACAATGCCACCTGATGAGATTCTCACCTGACGCTTTGGAACTATCTGCCCTGCGTATGGAGATAGGGCATATTCAGGGTCAAAGGTGCGGTCATTGTTATTGAAGACTATGTTTGCCAACCCTGAATCGAACTGGTCAAGCTGGCGGTTCTTACCTCGCTGAATTGCAACCGACTGAACAAGGTCTGTCACATCGAAGAACAGGACACCTGCCAAAAGGTATTCAGTGTTGTTTAGCTTGCCCTTTATCGGATCGTCAAGGATGAAGTAAGGGCCAAGACCTGACGAGAGAATGTCAAATCCAAGCTCTACCTTCTGGACCGGCTGGCTCAATTTGTCGGACTCACTAGAACTTGACCACCAGCGGAAACATACTTGGTGATGGTGTTACCCAATGTTTTACCAACCATTGCCAAAGACTGCGTTGAGTCGGTCTTGACATTTATGTTGATGATTGTGCCGACTGCGTTTGCGCCCTGAGTTCGCAGAAGTTCTGCCTGACTGCGGAACAGGTTGCGTGTTTCTAGCGCTCCCATTGCAGCAGCGGTCTCGCCTCGGATTGCAGACTCGTTTGCGAACTGAGTTGCCGCTTCGATTCTTGAAGTCAGGTAGGCAAGAACCTTGTCAACATCTGAGAATGCGTCAATAAGGATTCCTGTTGCATCGTTGATTAACTCAGCAGCAGCCGTAGCCCCAGCGGGAATATCAACGAAAGGTCTTGGAGTTACTGCGCCTCCGCCTCCGCCGCCTCCGCCGCCACCGCCACCGCCAGACGGGATGCGTGGAACTTGCACTGGTGCAGGGATGTTTATCGGTGGCAGGGAAGCCCCGCCCTGAATGCCCTTGAGCAAGTTATTGAACCTGTTTAGCTCACCAGCCGATTCTCTAATCTCATTCTTGATGCGGTCAAGGTTCATGTTGTTAAAGCGGTTTAGCTCTCCGACTGTTGTGCGGATTGCGTATTCGGTGCGAGCAAGTTCAGCCCTAACAGCAGCCACGCCGTTGATTGCTAGGTCTCGGTTAGCAGCGGTTGAGCTTTCTAGTGCAAACTCATACTGACCAAGCAGTCTTCTAAGGCTCTCGACCTGCACAGCGTTCTGAGCCTGTGCTTTGGTCATGCCCTCGGTGTTGACCTTTGATCCGTAAACCTGTTGTGAGTAGTCAGCCAAACTTGAGGTCAGGAGAACTGCGCCTGTGACCATAGCTGCGAATGGCAGAAGTTTGAGGGCTGCGCTGAAGGCTGTTGTCGTTGCGGTTGTGGTTACGACCTGCTTCTGTAGCAATACCATCGCTGCCTGAAACAGCCCGGTTGCAATTGTGACGGCTTTGTAGGTTACGACTAAAGCAGCGATTACTGAGGTAAATAGAACTATTGCATCTTTGTTCTGCACCACCCAACCGATGAAGTCAATGAGGGCTTTGATGCTGTCAATGATTGCGATGGTCAAATCTCTTAGGGTCTGTGTTCCCTCTGGTGAGGCAAGCCAGCGAGTGAAGTCTTGGATTGCAGGTAGGACTTCGGTGCGGAAGATGTCTGCGATTTCAGCAGCAGCGGGAGCGAGTGCCTTCTCCAGCTCTGGCGTGATTTTGATTAGTTCGTTTGAGAACTCTTGGAAGACAGGAAGAAGGGCAGCACCGACAGCCTCAGAGATGTTGTCAAATGCGAGCTTCATCTTGTCTGATGCTTTAGCTGTTGCAGCAGCAGTTCCGCCGACCTGAGTTTCTATAGCAGAGAGAATCATGTTCTGAGCTTCGAGAACTTGTCCCGACTCGACCATGACCTTTATCTTGTTTCTTTCCTCCTGCGTGAAAGTCACACCCGATCTAGTTAGGGCTGTAAGGCCTTTGATGGGGTCTTGTAGGGCTTTTCCGAGCTGAGTTGCGTTAGTCTCTGCCGAGCCAAACCCAGCGGCTGCTAGGTCAATTGCAGCCATTGTTGCCCGGTCAAATGCTCCGCCTGTTTCGTCTGCGCTCTGAGCTAGGTTCTTGAAGGTTAGGAGTTTGGCCTGAGCTTGCTTGATGACTTCAGCGTCAACCGCTAGGGATAGTTCGTTAGCTTCGGCAAACTCGATGATTCTCTGAGTGACCGCAGATGTCTGCGACCCAAACAGGTTCATTGACTTGGCAACCTGCTCAAGTCGGTTGTTAGCCTGTGCGACATTCTCGGCAGCAGCTATTGAGTCTGCGCCGAACTTGATTAGTGCTGTGGCAGCAGCAGCGGTGGCAGCGGTAACGGCAGCAAACGCAACCCCTACGCCTTTGCCAAAATCTTTGAACTCATTGAGGGCAGACTTGACACCCTTGTCATCCCAGACAGATTTGAGGACTACATTTACTGCCATTAGTCAAACTTCCTGTTCGCTGTTCTGTAATAGGTTGAGACGATGCCGTCAATTCTTTTCTCGTATTGTGGCAAGTCCTTTTCGACCGAAGGCCAAGCAATGCGTGAGGCAGACCTCTTTAGGATGCCTGCTGCTGAGTTGAGGTTTGCGATGAACTTTCGACCCGCCTCGACTGGGGTTCTGCGAGCATAGGCAACTAGGTCACCTGATGCGGTGCGCCTTACGACTGGGGTTGTTCCGCTTCTTCTTTTACCTTGCCCGACATAAGCTCCTGATCTACCAGCCATGTCGAAGATGTTGACGGCTGCGGAGTTGAGGCGAACAGCTACCAAAGATGCATTCAGGCTATTTCCGCCAGCCCTGAGCTTTGACCTGACAGTCGTTGAGTCAATGGGCTTGCCCTGTCCCCAAGCGGTCACGCCGTAGTGACTAATCATTCCGCTTAGCGGGGTTACTGTTCTGATTG